ATGACACCCGAAGAATTAAAATCAATCCTTGCGCTTCCCATTGCGCAGTTGAGCGACATCTTTTCATTTTTCCTCGGCGCTCTCTGCGGCATAGCCTTTGTCGTAGCATCAAATACGAGGTGGGACAGATGATAAAGTTGCCTGAAGGCTTCGACGCCTCCGCCCTGTTTTCCGACCTTTTCCATTTTGCCGCGCCCTTTGTCGGGATTGCCTTCTTGATCGCCTGCGGCCTCATCATCTCTCGAATCATTCGGAACGCCAAGCCATGAACATTTTGCCGTCTTTCTCCATGATTCGCCGCTGGGCGCTGCTGATTGCCTTTGCTGCCCTCTGTTTCGTCATTGGCCTTTTGAAAAGGATACTGTCATGAGCCGGTTTGTGCTTTTTTACGCAATTATTATCTACGTCGCCACTATCTCTTTCGGCGTCTACCTCAACACCGCCCACGGCGAGCCCTACAACAGTTCTAAAGGCTGGCCCTCTTCCGCTCCTGGCGGCATCACTGGCCGCACCCCTGCGCCTCCCAAGCCTTGCCGCGTGTACCTCACATCTTGCGAAAAATCATGCGCAGACCGGGACGGCCTTTTCAGCTTTTCCTGCCTGGGCGAAGAGTTCAACCCGGATCGCTCGCCCCGGTATCATTGCCAGTGCGGTGATGAAGCGTTTGCTCCTCAGCCTGCCGCCCCGCGCCCTGAACCCAAACCGGAACAGATCACCGCAAAATCCGACACCAGAAAGGCGGGAAAATGAAACGGCTATTGTTCTTGCTCTTTCTTTTGCTCCTCGCCCCGGTTCCGGCTCTGGCCCTCGTCGGCCCGTTAGTTACTCCGGCGTTGGAAGTGATACAAGCGGGCCGGATAGGTGTAAATATCCTTACGATAGCGCAGACAAAGATTGCTCTCGTTGAATCTACCCAACCTAATTACGGCTTGATTGGCAACATGCTGACAAGGCCTATGTGGACATGGAGCCCCGTGCAGTTAGTTACCGGTATGGCGGCTGTCGGTTATCAGTTTCCTGGCATGCTCGATCTTAAGCCTGCATACGATTCCGGCGCAATCAAGAATGACCCCGTTTTAGGCCCGATTGCTCAGGGTGCGCTAGGTGGCGGCAACGGCCCGCAACCCGGCGACGTGCTCATGGAGACTGACTTACCGCATTACTCCGACCCGAATTTGGTCAGAACCCCATCCGGGGAAGCTCCAGTCCTATTAAAAATCACGGCCGGCCCTTCTGTAACCACTAATAAATGCTGGAGCGCCACAACGGGGCATTCCTTGTCCCTCAATCCGGCCCCTACTGCCGGGATTTATACCTATATTCAGTCCCGCCAACCTAACCCGAACGGTATTTGCAACGGGAACGACATGGATGTAACCCAGGTAACTTACTGGGTTGTTCGCGCTACTGGAGTCCCTACTTATTCCGTCGCACTTCCCGGCGAACTTTCCCCCGAAGATGCCCAAAAATTAGCCGACGCCCTGGCCGCCGCTGCTGCCCAAAATGCGCAGGTTGCAAACGCTCTCGACGATTTAATCAGGCAGTTTCCCGGCATGATCACCAATGCGCAGCAGATAGCACAATCAGCCCTCGAAAACTTCATGAAAGAGTACGCGCAAAAGGCGCAACAGGATGCCATCAAGGCCGCCGAGGATGCGCTTGCAGCCGATCCAACCAACGCAGCACTGAAAGCGGCGCTTGAGGCCCTGAAGGCTCAAATAGCCCAGGATGAGCGCGACCAGCAGGCAAAAGAAAAAGACGAGACTTTCGGTTCCATTCCCGCCGATGGTTTTGACACTCCGTATAATCCCGGAGAATATGACATTCCTGGCCGCTTCTCTGCCTTCATGAACAACGTCAAATCATCACCCCTGTTTTCCTTTTCCTCCGGCTTCTTCAACTCCCTGCCCGGTGGCGGTTCGCCGATTTACACCATCGAGGGCGGTTCCACCTTTGGCGGGACTTACACGGTCGATCTTTCCCAAACCATGACAAACGCCCTTGCTGTCTTGAAAACGATCATGCTTGCCATTTTCGGCTTTCTGTCCATCCGCGCCATTATCATGAAGAGGTGAGAAGATGTCCTTTTTTGATACCCTGTTCGGCTGGCTCTCGACGTTTTGGCATTGGGTAGAAACCGCGGCAAAATGGTGTCTCGATGGTATCATAACCCTTTTGCAGTTCGCCCTGTTCACCATCCTGGACGGCCTTTTCTCCGTCCTTGAGGCGTTCCTTGCTTCAATCAATCTTTCCTCTGTCCTTTTCAATTATGCCGCCTCCTGGTCCAGCCTTCCACCGCAGTTGATCTGGCTCATCAACGCGGTCGGCCTGCCGCAATGCTGCGCCCTGCTCGGCACCGCTTACATGATCCGCCTGACGCTAAACCTTGTTCCCGGCGTGTTCACGAGGGTTTGACATGATTATCGGGTTTGCTGGTACGCCCGGCTCGGGCAAGTCTTACGAGGCGGTCCAAAAAATTTTGGACAACCTCATGATGGGCCGCGTGGTCTTTACCAACATCGACGGCATATCCAACCCGAAATGCCGCGAGATGATCAAAACCTATTGCGGCCTTTCCGACCTTGCACTTGCAAAACAGCTTTTCCACCTTGAAGAGTGGCAAGTCCCGGAGTTCTGGCAACACATCACTCCCGGCTCTCTCATTGTCATTGACGAGGTTCAAAAGGTTTTTTCGTCCCGCGAATGGCAAACCACCAAAAACAACGTCTTCGCCTCCTGGGCGTCAACGCATCGTCACAACGGGTTTGATGTTGTCCTGATAACTCAGGCAATAGAGCGCGTTGACTCCGCTGTCCGTTCTCTCCTGGAATGGACCTATGTATATCGCAAGGTCAACTTTTTTGGTTCCGCCGTGCAACGCAAATACCTGTGCTATTCCTACGCCGGCGACGACACCAGCGGCCCGCCTCTCAAGAAGAGCGTCCGCACCTACAACCCCAATGTTTTCCGGTGTTATCAGTCCTACGTTTCCAAGGATGTCAAAGAACTTGGCATCATGCAGCATATCAACGTGCTGAAACACCCCGTCTTTTTTGCAATCCCGATTGTTTTCGCCTTCACCCTGTACATGATCTTTTCAAAGTCCAGTCTCGGCACGGGCGATCTCTTCGGCTCGCAAAAGGCTATGGCCGCCTACAACCAGAGCAAGGCCCAACCTGCAAGCGACGCCCCCAAAGGTTCCGCCTCTTCTCATCGGCTAGGGCCTATCGCCCCCGTGGATCGCGGCGGACAGACCGTTTTTACCAACAGGAAACAATGATATGAAAGCGTTCAACTCCTTCCTCTTTGTCGCCTCGTTCCTGATCGCCTCGGCCCTCGTTATTGGCCTTGTTGGCTGTAGCCGCCAGGAAAAGAAAGAACCGCCCCCTACCGCGCAACAGCCCGCCCCGCCACTGAAACCGCGCCCGGCTACAACCGGCCCGGTCTCGGTCGATTTCGACAAAGCCCCGCTTTCAGACGTTGCCCTTTTTGTGTCGAGCGTCACCGGCAAGGGTTTTGTGTTTGCCAGCGGCGCGGAACATCCCGTTACCTGGGTTGAATTCAATATCCCGCGAGAAAAGTTTTTCGATTCTTTTTCCCGCACCCTTTCCGGCTCCGGCCTGCTGCTCAAAACATCGGACGAGGGCCGAACGTACACGATTGAAAAGGCGGAGGACGTCAAGGTTCCTTGCAAGCTCGATTTCGCTTCCTCCTCAAGAGGTACTTTTTTTCTCTTGGGTTCGGTCGTGTACCCGAAAGAGCAGTTCCCGTTCCCGGCGCATCAGAGCAATGGACACTGGTACGCCACTGTCCCCAAGTCTTTCTTGGATTCCCTGAAACAATAAAAACGGGGCCGGTTCCGGCTTCCGGCTGTGCCGGTGCCGGGCCGGCCCTGCCGTGAGGCTGAATCATGAACCGAGACGACGAGCTATCCCGTAAATACAAAGATCCACACTACCAACCGCCAAAGTATCGACCGCCTCGGGTTGGCCCGCGAGATCCTCTTGTTCTCTCTCCGGCCGATAAAGAGTGTTACTGGAAAAACCTACTGAGTGACCCGCTATGTCGAAACCCAAAAAATCGCCCGTTGTGTCCGAAGAGTTAAAGGTTGTTCGTATGCCGAAACCCCGGCGCAAGAGAAAGCGCTACAGTCCGACCCTCGAACTGTTCCCCGGTTTCGAGTCTCGCCCCCCGAAACGCTTTTTTGAGGAATAG